TTAAAGTTGCATTTTAGAAAAATAATTATTTGTCTGTTCAATATATTTGCGTTGAAAATCATCCAAAGAGTTCCTGTAAATATTCTTCAAGGTCGCATCTGACTTCCATCCACCTCTCTCCATAATGTACACGTCCGGAACTCCAATAGCGTGCATTATAGATGCAGAGTAGTGACGCAGGTCATGGAATCTGAATTTCTTTATTTCCAGTTCATTAAAGCACCTCTCAAATCTGTTAGTGAGTGTATGAGGTGTTATATTGACGAGTTTGCCACGTTTGGGCAGTTCGTTGATAACAAACTCGGGTAGCTCTATAACTCTGTTAGAAGATGCTGTTTTGGGCTCCTTTATGACTATGTCGGGTCCATCATATACAGCTGCTTTATTTATTCTTACGCAATTCCCCTTAACATCTGAAGCTGACAGAGCGCATATCTCGGAGCGCCTGAGAGTACCGTATGCTGCCAAATAGATTGCTATTACCATATCTTTGTCATTATTATCACTAAAATGATTAATAACAGTCTTGACCTCTTCATCAGTTGGCACGTAGAGCTCGATTTGACGTTTCTGTGGGAGTTTCACCTTGTAATCGTGATTTGTTCCGTTGAAGTCCAAAACGGCCACAAATAAGCCATATATGTTCTTTACTGTTTTAGGACTAAGATGTGATAAGGAGCCAATCCAGGAAGATACATTGGCAGAGTTAAACTGAGATAATCTCAAATGGGCTATCTCAGAGAAATTATTCCGCTGAATACACTGATAGCCTTTAATAGTTGTTGGGGATAATGTATTTTTTTTCGCTTCAATATAACTATTTACAGCATCTTCAAAAACAGAATCTACGGAATTCTTTTTGTTGATAAATTTGAACTGAGTAGCTAAGTATTCAGCTTCTTTTTTTGTTGGAGCAGTAAAAGATTTATATATTCTTTTTCCGTCTCCATTTGTGTAATCATATACCAGGCATCTCCAATTGCCTGATTTTGTTTTCTTAGCTTTTGCCATATTTCATCATCCTTTCTATTTTTTTGTATAAAAATAACACCCAGCCATTTGCCAGATGTCTCAAAAGATGATAAAATATCCTTGTCTAGGGGATAACATTTTATGTTGTCTTTTGAGGGATCATCTGCAATGGATGGTCTCTTCTTGATTTATTAACAAGAATCATATATAATGGTTTTAACAAGAGAACCGAAAGCTAGGTGCAAGCTAGCTTCTGGTGTTGATGTTAGTTAAAAAGTAACGTTTATCTTTACCAGAGATGAGGGCGTTACTTTTTTGCGTTAAATTTGATGATTGTTAACACAAGAGTAATAACGTAACAAAGCATAATTACAAAATCAAAAAGATTATCATATGTAACCATTGGCATCAGCTCCTTTCGTAAAACTCAGAAGCTAACCAACCGCCCCTTCGGTTCCCTGGGTAAAATCACTATATATATTTCAAGGTTCTATCAAGAACAGTGTGCTAACAGTTCTATATTGTCAGCATCAGTCTTGTCAAAATCATTCCCAATAATATGACTCATAGCGTGAATAAAAGCTTTCTGCTGCAGTTCACGATTGAGATTAACATCAATGAATATAGAGTAGCTGTCATCTTCGTTCCTGGTAACGCATTCATTTGTTCTGCCGGCAAGTGATATAAGATGAACAGTATAATTAATTCCTTTGTATTCCATTTATTTCACATTCCTTTAAGATTTCCATACTGTTTTTAGTTTCATATAAATTTTAACAAAATATATGTCCGTTTTTAGTCTCTGTTTTGTTCCTTGCGTTTTAGAGCAAGAAGCATATTATGAACTGTGCTCAAGTCTTCCGGATCAGCATCCTTAGCAGTATCGAACAGAAGTCTTAATTCTTTGTTTTCGAATATCTCTTGAGCTATTGCTGAGGTTTCTTCGTTGAGATAGTAGTGTTCCTGTTCTTGGTTTGATTTGTCTTCTATGAGGTCGGATTTTTCAATACCGAAGTAATTTGCCATAAGTTCTATCTTATCTATACGTGGATAAACATTTCCCTTTACCCAGTCAGTAAATGTTGTATATTTTATTCCAAGAGCATTACAAATCTCACGTCTTGTTTTTCCATTTATATCCATATAATATTGTATATTTTTGGCCATAACGGCTTTGTTACCCAAATCTCCCATAAGTAACACCTCCAAAAGTTTATATACATATTATAAGATTAAATCGTAAAAAAAACAAGATTTTATTAAAAAAATACGGAAAAGTCGTTGACATTACGATAAAGTCGTAGTAATATATAAGAGTAACAAGGAGATCGCAGGAAAGGAGATTGAAATCATGGAGCAAAACGGTATGACAGATAATCAATTTAAAGATTTCTTACAGACATTATTACATATCCTCGAAAATGAGGAAAAAGAAAAAGCGATTGAATTAATCAAATCGCTACTCAACAAATAAAAATATAGGAAAACCCACAAGAGGCGGACTCCAAAAACTTCCTGCATCCGCCTCAAGTGTTAAGTAAAGTATAACAAGGATTTCTAAAAATGTAAAGAAGGAAGAGGTGATAGAACTTGGAGAGAGTTGCTATGTTGTCACTTAAACAGGCAAGAGAAGCAAAGAAATTGACGCAAAAAGAAGCAGCTAAATTGTTGGGAATCAGCGTTGATGCATTAGGAAATTATGAAAGAGGAAAGACATATCCAGATGTACCGATTTTGCGAAAAATTGAAGAACTGTATGGAATACCATACGATAGACTTATTTTTTTACCTTTGGATTACGATAAAGTCGTAAACAAAATTTGATTGCAATTCACTTGACAATCCGCTACCTGTCGGTAGCCGGTAGGAAGGAGAAATATGGAACAATTAAAAAATTTATCTTTTGACTTTGAGAATGGAAGATTTTTAGTTAATGGAAGTGAACTGCCAAAAGGTACTACTTCATTATCGTTAACGTTCAAAGATGGTATATGGGATTTGGAAGTTGGAAGCCCCATTTGCTTTACAACCAGGATACCACACAAAAAAGAGTATGGTATCCATGATTATGTTCCTACTCCTTATGAAGAGTTAAAAGATACTTTCGCATCTGCACTGGATCGGCTTCAATAATACCATTTTGTGTCAGAAGTTCAATCATTATTTTTAACGATAAATCAACAGATACCTCAATCGAATTTAAAATCATTTGTGCGTATAGATCTTCATTACGGAAGTTTGGTGTTGTATTGGTTCTAAATACAGAATTGAGTATTTCTAATTGATTGTTCTTTATCTGATCGGTAATGATTTTGTGCAGAACTTTATTTGTTAATTCATCCATAGGTAATTTCTCCTTTTGTATTACTCGGCGCGGCAACGCCTGTAATTCGATTGTAGAAAAGATTAATGGATATGTAAAGGAAGGTGTGAAAACATGAAGCCGATTGACTTGAACGAAATGAAAGCAATGATATTAAAAGAAATGGACTCGGTTGAAAAAGAAATCGAAAATGGATACGAAGAAGCAATCACCGAATTCAAGATTTACATGGGATACAAATTCGCCATTTTAAGAATTACGAGTATGTGTGAAGAAACAGCAAAAGACTCACAAGAGATAAGCAAACTCGAAAAAGAAATTGAAGAGCGTGAGAAAGAATTAAAAAAGAAGATTTTTAATCGTTAAGATAATCGGGCAGTCTTCAGGCTGCAGCACAACCAGCATAATTGGCATGTCTGTCACAACGGTAACAATGGCCCTCACATGAACAGAGAAAAGGACTTGTAATACAAGATGATGGCTCAGGAATATTACGAAGAACACATAGGAACTAGAGAAGAATTCATGGATGAATTCGGAAAAAATTATTTTTAGCAGGAAGGAGGAAACAGTATGGCAGTAGCTATGAAAGAGAGAAATCATTCCGCAGAAGCTGCAATTCGGAATGCAATGTTCCGGAATAACGTTACTGCGAAAGATATCGAGAAACACAAGATAATGTGTGAAAGCACATTCTACAAAAAAAGATTAACTCCAAGGTTATTCACATTGGAGGATTTTTGGAAATTGAATGAGCTCTTACACTTCAATCAGTATGAAATGGAGATGATATTGGGAAGGAGGTATTGATGGAAGGAGCTATTAACTATCTGAGGGCGGTTAGCAGGATTTGCAAAGAAAATAGTATGAGATGCGAGTCATGCCCTATTGGAGCAAGTACAGGCGAGAGCGTTAATAGAGCGCTTTGCCCAAGATTATTAAGTCCTTATCTGTGGGACGACGAAAAGACAACCAATATGGTTAGAGCAAGTAGGAGGTATTGATGAAAACAATTTACGAACTGATTAAGAACGCAGTAATCACAATCTTATTCGGAATAGTGATGTACAGAATTGCACCTGTTAAGTGCGAGTACGTGTTCCAGTATATTATCCTAGCCATTGTGTATCTATGGTGGGGGATGAGCATGGTCACTACGTTGGATTGCTTTGTTGAATCAAAAGAAAAAAGGGCAAAGTAAATAGGAGTTCTACTAAGCCCTTAAGTAAAAATATTACATTTTAATAATATCAGATAATTAGAAGAGAGGAAATAGCTAATGGAAAATATAAAAATAAATAGCTTGGAAATTGAAAATGTCAAAAGGATTAAGGCAGTTAAATTAGAGCCATCTCAGTCAGGACTGACAATCATTGGTGGAAATAATAATCAGGGTAAAACTTCTGTTTTAGACAGTATCGCCTGGGCACTGGGCGGCAATAATTTCAGACCGGCAAATGCCACAAGAGAGGGGTCGGTCATTCCGCCTAATATTCACATTACATTAAGTAATGGATTAGTAGTGGAAAGAAAAGGAAAGAATAGCGATTTAAAAGTAACAGACCCAACAGGGGGGAAAGCAGGGCAGACATTACTTAACAGCTTTATAGAGCAGTTGGCACTTGATTTGCCGAAATTCATGAATGCAAGCGATAAGGAAAAAGCAGACACATTACTACGAATCATCGGAGTAGGGGAAGAACTGTACAAGTTGGAGGATGAAGAGAAACGTTTGTACAATGAAAGACTTGTGGTTGGTCGTGTTGCAGATCAGAAAGATAAATTCGCAAAAGAGCAGGAATTCTACGAGGACGCACCGTCAGAGTTAGTCTCTGCATCAGAACTTATAAAAAAACAGCAGGAAATTCTTGCTAAGAATGGTGAGAATCAGAGAAAAAGAGACAAAGTAGATTTAATTACAAGCCAGCAAACTATCAAAGCCGGCAAAATAGCACAGCTTGAGTCACAGATTGCAACGCTGACTACTGCATTGGAAGAAGAAAGAGCTGCCAAAGCAGAGCTTGATAAGGATTTGGTTATTGCACAGACCGACGCATTATCACTTGTGGACGAATCAACGGAAGAGCTTGAGAGAAATATCGAGCAGATTGAAGAAATTAATCGAAAGGTAAGAGCTAATCTTGATAAGGCAAAGGCTGAGGATGATGCGAAAGAAGAGAAAAGTAAATATGATGCGTTATCTGCAAAAATTGAAGAGGTTAGAAATGCAAAAACAAAACTTCTTGAAAATGCAAATCTTCCACTTCAGGGATTGAGCGTAGATGATGGCGTGCTTATGTATAAAGGACAACCTTGGGATAATATGTCTGGAAGTGAGCAGCTTATTGTATCCACTGCTATCGTAAGAAAACTCAATCCACAGTGTGGATTCGTGTTGATGGACAAGCTTGAGCAGATGGACATGGATACATTAAAAGATTTTGGTAACTGGTTAAACAATGAAGGTTTACAGGCTATTGCTACAAGAGTGTCAAAAGGAGATGAGTGCTCAATCATTATTGAAGACGGATATGTTGTTGAACAGCCATCAGTTCCTGAAGCACAAGCCCCATCAACTAATTGGAAAGCAGGTGAATTTTAATGAATATTACTACGGGAAAAATTGAAAAAGCACAAAAAGTGGTTATTTACGGACCAGAGGGAATAGGAAAAAGCACATTTGCTTCTAAATTTCCACAGCCTCTGTTCATTGATACAGAAGGAAGCACAAGTTACATGGATATTTCAAGATTTGATAAGCCATCAAGCTTCACTATGTTATTGGAACAGATTAAATATGTCCGTGACCATGTTGAGCTGTGCAAAACGTTAGTCATTGATACAGCTGATTGGGCAGAACATTTATGCGAGACTGAATTTTGTGCAAAAAAACAGATATCAGGCATTGAGGATATGGGCTATGGAAAAGGTTATGTTTACGTAGCTGAAGATTTTGGTAAGATGCTCAATCTTTTAGAAGAGGTTGTGGACAAAGGCATTAATGTTGTAATTACCGCACATGCTCAAATGAGAAAATTTGAACAGCCAGACGAGTTAGGAGCCTATGATCGCTGGGAACTTAAACTTGCTAAAAAAACAGCACCATTGTTAAAAGAATGGGCGGATTCAGTCCTTTTTGCAAACTATAAGACAGTTGTAATAAATGTAGATAATCAGGGCGCGCAAAAGGGGAAGAATAAGGCACAGGGTGGAAAAAGAGTAATGTACACCCAGCATCATCCTTGCTGGGATGCTAAAAACAGATGGGGATTAGCAGATGAGGTTGATTTTGATTATGAAATCATTCGTCAGTTTATTCCATCAGGTGCAGCACCAGCTACATCTGTTCCTACTGTTGACAAAGAGAAAAATCCGGCTACTACGAATGAAGCCCCAAAACAGGAAGAACCAAAACAGACTGTATCTCAGGCTCAAACTCCAGTGCAGCCAAAGAATGATATTCCGAAATCATTGATGGAGTTAATGATTGCCTATAATGTGACGGACGAAGAGATTCAGGCAGCTGTAGCGAGTAGAGGTTACTACCCAATTGATACTCCAATTTCAAACTATGATGCGAACTTTATTGATGGAGTTTTGGTCGGTGCATGGAATTCTGTGTACAAAATGATTGCAGAAATGAAGAGCGCAAAAGGCGACTTTGTAAAAATTGGAGAGCAAATGGAAATACCATTTAATTAATACAAATAGAAAAGGAGACATAAGAATATGGAATTAGAAAGAGAATTTGGATGGGATGACACAATTGAAAATGACTCGGAGTTCGTACTTCTTCCGGAGGGCGAATATCCATTTGAGGTTACTTCTTTTGAGAGGGCAAGACATAACGGAAGTGAAAAGCTTCCACCATGCAATAAAGCTGTGCTTGCGATTAAAATCACTGCCCCGGATGGAAAAAGTACAACTATTAATCACAACTTATTTTTACACAGCAAGACGGAAGGAATGCTATGTGCGTTCTTTACATCGATTGGCCAGAGAAAGAAAGGCGAAAAGATATCAATGAACTGGAATCTTGTGCCTGGCTCTAGGGGAAGATGTAAAGTAGGAATTCATACATATAAAAACAAAGATGGAGATGAAAGACAGACTAATCAGATTGTTAGATTTTTAGAACCATCTTACGGTGATAGTGCAGCTGCACCAACGTTTAAGGCTGGTGAATTTTAATGGAATTAAGACCTTATCAGAACGAAGCAATGGATTCGGTATTTAATGAGTGGGAAGAGGGCAATGCTAAAACATTGCTCGTCCTTCCAACAGGATGCGGAAAGACTATTGTATTCGCAAAAATAACAGAAGAATGCGTTAAACAAGGGAAGAGAGTTTTAATTCTTGCACATAGAGGAGAATTGCTAGAACAGGCTGCAGATAAAATAAAAAAAGCAACTGGACTTGAGTGTTCGACAGAAAAAGCAGAACAAACATGCATCGGCAGTTGGTTTAGGATCACAGTTGGGTCAGTCCAGACTCTGCAACGAGAAAATAGACTTGCTAAATTTAATAAAGATTTTTTTGACACAATCATTATTGATGAAGCACATCATTGCATATCAGATGGCTATCAAAAGGTATTAAGTCATTTTGACACAGCCAATGTTCTTGGAGTTACCGCAACTCCGGACAGAGGTGATATGCGAAATCTTGGAACTTATTTCAATTCTTTGGCTTACGAATACACATTACCAAAAGCTATCAAAGAAGGCTATCTTACGCCAATCAAAGCTCAAACAATCCCATTAACTTTAGATTTAAGTTCTGTTAAGCAACAGGCAGGAGATTTCAGTACAAGTGATATTGACACAGCACTGGATCCTTATTTGTACCAAATTGCTGAGGAAATGAAAAAATATTGCAGCGACCGAAAGACAGTTGTATTTCTGCCATTAGTTAAAACAAGCCAAAAATTTAGAGACATTCTAAATGAAAAAGGTTTTAAAGCAGCTGAAGTAAATGGAAGTAGCGACAATAGAGCAGAGGTTCTGAAAGAATTTGAAGAGGATAAATACAACGTTCTTTGCAATTCGATGCTTCTTACAGAAGGATGGGATTGCCCATCAGTTGATTGCGTAGTTGTCCTTAGACCAACAAAAGTAAGAGCTTTATATTCGCAAATGGTAGGGCGTGGAACAAGACTTTATCCAGGAAAGCAAGACTTACTCTTGTTGGATTTTTTGTGGCATACAGAACGCCATGAATTGTGTCACCCAGCTCATTTGATTTGTGAAAACGAAGAAGTTGCAAATAAAATGACAGAGAATATTGCAGATGCGGCATGTCCGGTTGATTTGGAAGAAGCTGAGCAAACAGCACAGCAGGACGTCATTGCTCAAAGAGAAGAAGCACTGGCACAGCAGCTGAAAGAAATGAGACATAGAAAACGTAAGCTGGTTGATCCATTGCAATTTGAAATGAGCATACAAGCAGAGGACTTGGCAAATTATGTTCCAGCTTTTGGTTGGGAGATGGGACCAGCAACTAAAAATCAGATAAAAACACTTGAAAAACTGGGAATTTATCCGGATGAAATTGACAATGCAGGTAAAGCTAAATTAATTCTTGATAAATTATCAGCAAGAAGAGAAGCAGGTCTTACTACTCCTAAACAAATTAGATTTTTAGAAAGTAAAGGATTCGTAAAAGTAGGTACCTGGCAGTTTGAAACAGCAAAAAAATTAATAGACAGAATAGCAGCAAACGGCTGGAAAATTCCAAACGGTATTAATCCGGCTACATTCTGCCCTGAGGAATAGATATGGAAAATAACATTAATTTAATTGAATTACTTGAATATATCCAACCTAGCTCTCTTGATTATCAAGAATGGATTAATGTTGGTATGGCACTCAAGGAAGCAGGTTACACTGCTTCTGATTGGGATAATTGGAGCAAGCAAGACGGCAGATACCACAAGGGTGAATGTTTTCGCAAATGGGAAACGTTCAGAGGTACTGCCGTTCCGGTTACGGCCGGTACTATAGTTCAAATGGCAAAGGATAATGGATGGATACCACAACGTAAAGAGTATCATGAGTTGGGTTGGAATGACTTAATTGGCGCAAAAGATGATTTAGTGGTGGTCGACTCCGCGTGGATTGAAGGTAAGGACATACATGTCCCTACCAATTGGGACCCTGTTAAAGACTTAATAACATACATAGAAACATTGTTTGATTCAACCGAAATAGTTGGGTATGTAACGGAGACATGGGAGAAAGATGGTAAATACCTGCCAACAAAAGGAAATTGGGACAGAACAGCAGGGGAGCTTATTCAGGCATTAAATAAATGCAAAGGCGATATAGGAGCCGTTCTTGGAGATTACAAAAAAGAAGCTGGAGCATGGATTAGATTCAATCCACTTGATGGCAAAGGTGTCAGAAATGATAATGTGACCGAATATAAATATGCACTTGTAGAATCAGACGCAATGGAGCTTGATAAGCAGAATGCCATTCTTAGAGAATTAGAGCTGCCTATAGCGTGCTTGGTATTCAGTGGAAAAAAGAGTATACATGCCATCGTGAAGGTTGATGCTCCAACATATGATGAATACAGAAAGCGAGTTGAATATCTTTATTCTGTCTGCAAGAAAAATGGATTAGTTGTAGACACACAGAATAAGAATCCAAGTAGACTTTCAAGAATGCCTGGAGTAGTTCGTGGAGACAGTAAACAATTTCTTATAGATACCAATATTGGAAAAGAGTCTTGGGAGGAATGGAAAGAATGGATTGAATCAATCAATGATGACCTTCCTGATCCAGAAAGTTTATCGGAACAATGGGAAGATATGCCGGAGCTCGCAGAACCGTTAATTGAAGGAGTGCTTAGAAAAGGCCATAAAATGCTTATTGCAGGACCATCAAAAGCAGGTAAGTCATTCGCATTAATAGAGATGTGTATCGCTATTGCAGAAGGCTCTAAATGGCTTGAATGGAACTGCACACAAGGTAAGGTGCTATACGTGAATCTGGAATTAGACAGAGCGTCCTGCTTACATAGATTTAAGGACGTATATAACGCTTTAGGATTGAAGCCTAGCAACTTGGCCAATATAGACATATGGAATCTGAGAGGACGTTCGATACCAATGGATAAACTAGCTCCAAAGTTGATTAGAAGAGCTGCTAAAAAGGATTATTTGGCTATTGTTATCGACCCTATTTACAAAATCATTACTGGCGATGAAAACTCAGCTGACCAAATGGCTCATTTTTGCAACCAATTCGACAAGGTATGTACGGAGCTTGGATGCGCGGTTATATATTGCCATCATCATTCAAAGGGTTCCCAAGGCGGTAAGAAATCAATGGACAGGGCTTCAGGTTCCGGAGTGTTTGCACGTGATCCGGACGCGCTACTCGACTTAATTGAACTTAAAACAACAGATGCAATCAATGAAAATGCGATAAATAACGCAGCATGTAAAGTGTGCATGGAAGTTCTGGAAGAGTATGTAACCGATTGGAAATTCCATGTATCTCAGGACGATATATGTAGCAGCGCGCAAATGAAGAAAGCTTGCAAAGAGATGCTTAGTGATGACCAATATGATGAATTACTGGAAAGATTAACAGAAAAGAGCGCCGAAGTTTTAAATAGGACAGCATGGCGAATCGAAGGGACTCTTAGAGAGTTTCCAAAATTCAGTCCGGTAAACCTGTGGTTTGATTATCCAATACATAAGCAGGACGAATCAGGAGCACTGGGAGATATCGTTATTGAGAACAGTAAAGGGAGTCCTTGGAAGAAAAATTTTCATAATAAAAAGACTCCGGAAGATAAAAAAAAGGAACGAATTAAAACAGTAGAACAAAATTATGAAAGTTTAAAGTCATTTGAAGGCGGAAAAGTCACTCTTGCGAATATGGCAGAAGCGATGGGTGTGACTCAAAAAACAATCAAAAATAGAATAAAGGAACACGGTGGTTTTTTAATATTGAACAGTGGGGAAATATTAAAAAAAGATGAATAACACCTTGGAAAAACTCGATAAATATTATTTCTCCCAATTTGGAAATTCTCGATAAATAATCGACTTTTTCCAAAAAAGAAATTCTCGATAAATAATCGATGAAAGCCGATTTGGAAAAAAACTTGGAAATTCTCGATAAATAATCGACTTTTTCCAAGTTGGAGGAAAACACATATATATACTACGTATATATATTGGCATTTCCGTAAACGTCAATGTGGAAAGTAGTTGTGCGTTTACGCTCACGCACAACACAACTCCTTCCACTGACATTGACTTAAAGGCGAAAGGAGATTTTGAATTGGAAATTAAATTTTTCATTCCGATGATACCACCAACGGTAACTCATCAGGAACATAAAGTATCAACAAAAAATGGTAGGGTTGTTTTTTATGATCCACCAGAACTGAAAGCAGCTAAACAGAAACTGGAAGCACATCTAGGAAAGTACGTTCCGGAAATAGAATATACAGGACCGGTAAGGCTGTTAGTGAAATGGTGCTTCCCAATCAAAGGAAATCATATAAACGGAGAATGGAAATCAAGCAAGCCTGATACAGATAACCTCCAAAAGATGCTCAAGGACGTAATGACTAAGTTGCATTATTGGAAGGATGATGCATTGGTGGTTTCGGAAATCATAGAAAAATTTTGGGCGGATGTACCAGGAATATATATCTACGTGGAAGAAGTGGAGTGATATGACCGAAAAAAGATTAAAGCTATATTATCAGTTTGTCTGCGATGTATGGAAATTATTTTTTAAATACAGAAATCCAAGAGACAATGACTCGTATTGGGAATTGTTAATGGATGAAGCAGAAAAGCTAACACTCAAATATGGGAATACAGAATTTGTTAGAAAAATAACTCTGCAAGTAGTGCTGGAGTTAGAAAAAATATACTTTGAAAAAAAGGATAAACAATGATGATGAATTCAATTAATAAGCTGCAGATTATTCTTGCAGCAATAAAGAATGGCGAGAAAGCAGCCAAATGTGAATGTGGTGGAAGTATTACTTACAGGACCACCAACGGAAGGCTTTCGGCTGCACATTGCGATAAGTGCAGTTGGAAGATGAGAGCATAATTAATTCGAGAAAGGAGCGGAGCAGCGCGCAAAAGGATATCCGGCTCCTGAGGGAACAATGATAAATGGAGAAATAATAGTAGATAACTTTGCCGGTGGAGGTGGAGCTTCAACAGGAATTGAACTGGCAACTGGTTATAGCGTAGACATTGCAATTAATCATGATCCGGAAGCTATCAAAATGCACAAGGCGAATCATCCGCGAACAAAACATTATTGTGAATCAGTTTGGGATGTTAATCCAGTAGAAGCATGTAAAGGAAGACCGGTAGCACTTGCGTGGTTTAGTCCGGATTGCAAACATTTCAGTAAAGCTAAAGGCGGAAAACCAAAAGACAAAGCTATAAGAGGGTTGGCATGGGTTGCACTAAGATGGGCTGCTTTAGTTAGACCTAGAGTGATAATGCTTGAGAATGTTGAGGAATTCAAAACGTGGGGACCACTTAACCGCAGCCATAGACCTATTAAGAATAAGCAAGGAGTTACTTTTGATAGATTTGTTAAGCAATTGAAGAATCTAGGTTATTCAGTTGAATTTAAAGAACTAGTTGCAGCTGACTATGGAGCTCCTACAATGCGAAAAAGATTCTTTATGATTGCAAGGTGTGATGGTCAATCTATTGTATGGCCAGAACCTACACACGCTCCTTTGAAAAGTGAAGAAGTACAGCAGGGAATAAAGGAGCCTTACGTTGGAGCTTATACACAACTTGATTTCAGTTTACCGTGTCCTTCAATATTTGATACCAAAGAAGAAATTAAAGAAAAATATGGAATACGGGCGGTTAGACCTTTGGCGCCTAAGACAATGGAACGTATTGCAAGAGGATTGAAGAAGTTTGTAATCGATAATGCAGAGCCATTTATAGTGCCAATAGGTTATGGAGAAAAAAAAGGACAGAAGCCAAGAGTACATGATGTTAAAGAACCTTTACCAACTATTGTGAGCAGTGGAAAACATTATCTGATAAGTCCGTCACTAATTCAGTATCATTCAGAGACATCAGAGAATGAAGTGAGAGGACAAGCGATTCAAAAACCAATAATGACGGTAGATGGTTCAAACAGATATGGGTTGGTTACATCTTTTCTCAGTAAATTTTACAAGACAGGAACTGGTCAAGATGTTAGAGAGCCACTTCATACAGTAACTACATCAGCAGGACATTTTGGAGAAGTAAGAGCCTTTTTAATTAAATACTACGGAGAAGGAACAGGACAGGACATAAAAGATCCTCTTGATACCGTTACTTCAAGGGATAGATTCGGGTTAGTAACTATCGAAGGAGTTGATTATCAGATTGTTGACATAGGCCTGAGAATGCTTGAGCCAAAAGAGTTATATGGATGCCAGGGATTTCCTGATGATTACATAATCGATAAAGATTACGAGGGAAATACTTATACGAGAAGTGAGCAGGTAAAGAGATGCGGTAATGCGGTTTGCCCACCTATTCCGGCAGCTTTGGTAAAGGCTAATTTGCCTGAGTTATGTGTAGCTACTAGAACACCTAATTTGAGAATAGATGATTCAGAAGCACAATTGAGGTTTGCGTAGGTGAAAGGAGAATGTAATGGACAGAAGAAAAAGAATCAGAAAGGCAATTCAGAACGGATATAGTCCGATAGATGTTGCCAGAATGCAAGCCATAGCACGAACGGAAGCTAAGAAGATGGAACAGGAAGCAACTGAGATTGCATTTGTTGATATGCTAGCAGTCCCTTGTTCAGTACTGGCATTTGACTATTGGCCTAAATCAGCCAAAAAGAAGATGCCGGAATTTATCAAAGAGGTCGTTAGCCTTTATGAGTCTATTCAAGTCGGGGCGGTCACAAGAGAAGAGATTATAGAGGAGTTTGAAAAAAATTCGGGCATAAAACTAGAGGCGGAATGGTACAGAGCAAAGGAAGAGGCAAACAATGAAAGTCAAGGATTAGTCAAAGATAGTCAAAGATTAGTCAAAGATAAGTCAAGGAGAGGCGAAATATGAGTGTAAACAAAAACTATGTAGTAATTGAGCAGATCGGAACGGACGTTGATAAGGGCAGGATAGACAAGAAAGCTCTGAAAAGATTCAAGCGACCTGCTTATGGAAAGTATGGTAAGGACATTAATGTCACTACCAGAGAGGAGACAGATGCGCGAGACAATAAAGATTCAAACAGTACTAGAGATAATTCATAACATTGGTGGTTGTGATGCATCAGACGAGTACTCGAAAGGGTGGGATGATGCGTGCAACACAATCTATGGAGAGGTTGAGAAGCTTAGGGACGTTGTTCCCGACATAAATGTCGGGAGCACGATACCAAAAGAACACAAGGAACATATTATGAACAGATTTATGAGGAGGAACTAGAGATGATTAGTATTAACGAGAATGGAAATGGGAATGACTTGCACATGGAGGGAAATAAAATCACATTAATAATTGAAGCGTCAATGATTATAGCAGGACTCCTGAAGAGCAAGGTGATAAATGAAAGAGACCTTGATTCTATGATTAGAGCAGTAAAGGAGTTAAACAAGGAAGACTGGGGCAAGCTTAAATATGCCAAGCAAAGAGAGGGCACATTTGATGATATTGCAAAGGTTGTAGGAAAGCACTTCCAGGGAGGTAATAAGGAAGAATGAAAGTGAAATATGACAAAGAAACACAAAGATGGTTTGAAAAAAATCTTGCACAACAGACAACGGTTATGAAGTGCGAAAAATGCGGGCTATTTTTTAAGCCATCTTTAGGGCATAAGTGCAGAGGTAGAAGAAAAATGAGATTAATTGATGCAGATGAACTAACAAACCAACTTGAAAATAAAAAAGTAAGTATTAATTACGAGATACCAATAGAGGAAGTGCTAGGAGAAGATATTGATTTAGATGATTTTGGAGAACTTGTAAAAGATGCAATTAAGTCTTACAGGAAAATGATTTTGGACACTATTAAGACTATGCCGGCAATAGAGGAAAGACCAAAAGGAAAATGGGAAAAATTTAGTGTTATGGATTTTGTAAGAGAAGAAGAGGTTTTGAAATGTAATCAATGCGATTGGCTAAATGGATATATTGCATATAATTTTTGCCCAAACTGCGGAGCAGAGATGGAGGTGGAACAATGACACACGAACTAAAAATTATAGACAAATATTTTATTGCAGTACGAAACGGAACTAAAAATTTTGAATTAAGAAAAAACGATAGAAATTTTAATGTCGGAGACATTCTGATACTTTGGAAAGTTGACGAAAACGGAAATAGAACAGGTGAATATCTTAAAAGAAAAATAATGTATATCTTACAAGATTGCCCAGAGTATGGACTCAAAGAAGGATATTGCATTTTGAGTCTTGGTTATATGTGGGAAGTTATAAAGTGAGATGGAATAATGGCAAAATTGTGTAAGGATTGCGAACACTTTGAAATATTGTACGAGCCACTAATGAGTGGCGGTCAGTGTTGGGATTGGGGAAAAGCACACTGTAAGAAGTATGACGCGTATGTGGATTTTATAAACCATAATAAATTCAAGTGGGTATCTTGTATTGAGGAGGTGGAAGAATGAGTGCTTGTACAGGTTGTGGATTTTGGGATGCTGATAGTGAATGTTGTAGTTGTCCGTCATGGGAAATGTGGTATGCATGCCCTATTGAGTCAGAAAGACCTGAAAACAAAAAAGCAATGGAAGATTATATAAAACAACTTACAGAAAGTGAGGTGGAAGAATGAAAAAGATAATAATAATTAGCATAGTGGCTTTACTATTAGCAGGGTGCGAAAAGCAAGAGCCAAAGCATTACAGAATAGTATCAGCAAGGTACACGGTTAAAGAGTACGACAACGTCGAAAAAGACCATTTAAGAAGTACAGACGAGCATCCGAGATATAAAACGGTTCACTACGAGGACGAGTACATAGAAGTAGTAGCAGAAAACAACGGCGAATATATCAAGGAAAAGCAACGTGTTGAAGCCGTAGAGATAAGTACGAGAAACGAGGTTATAGATGATTGGGGACGCACAATATATCTTACCGCAGAAAATTATGGAAAAGTATTAAAAGAGGGATTAATAGAGATAGAGGAGGAATAATGAATGTATGGATGAAGATAGAAAAAGATAAATACGAGCTTCCTGTTGCGGTCGCTAACACTGCTCAAGAACTAGCAAATATATGCGGAACAAACGTGCATAGTGTTATGTCGATTGTTTCAAAAACTAAAAAGGGAATCATAAAGAAACCAACATACATTAAGGTCGAGATAGAGGAGGAGTAAATGAAAATATTAGCATTTATCGGTTTGCTTACAATCTGTATTGTCATTTGTTCAGTTATCGGAACAGTTTTGGCTTTATTAACTGATATAGACGAATACAGAAAGCGCGAAAAGTGGAGCAGAACACTTGATGAAGATTCAAGGGTAGGAAAGGATAAAGATTAGCAACAAGGGGGTTATAATTTGACAGCTAAAGAATACTTACTGAGATACAAGGAAGCAAAAAACGAAATAACATACACTCTGGAAGAACTTGAAAAAATGAGAACAATGATAACACAGGTTAAGGCAGCGCAGAGCGATTCTGAACGAGTAAAATCGAGTGGTAGTCAGGATCCACTTGGTGATGCAATTGCCACTTTAGTGATGATGGAAGAAGAAATGTGCGATAAGGTCTCAACAATGAAAGAGATTAAAAGGGAGATTGAATATACGCTTTCCCAGATTAAGGACAGCGACTTGAAGAACATCTTGTGCCTAAGATACTTACTTGACAAGTCATGGGAAGAGATAGCTATTACACTTAACATATCATACAGACATACTACTAGATTGCACGGAATCGCATTACAAAAAGTTGATGAGATAATAAAGATGTCCTAGAATGTCCTACTTGACACGTGTTATAGTGTAAGTGGTGAAAGAGTATCAAAGAGATATTTTTCATTTCAATCTTCTTTTGTTCTTCATAGTATGACAAGGGGCAGATATGTTCGGGTTATATCTGCTCCAAGATAAAGAAGAGTTATTAATTTGAACCATATACGTTTTCCATACGGTTTTTACCTCCTTGCAGCGAGTCTTATTAATATAGGGCTCGCTGTTTTGTCCTAGGTAGAAATAATCTTCCACTATTTGGTACGATACCAAGAGGAAGGAGGCAGATTGCATGGATGAATCAATAATAAAAGACAAAATCAAAAAAATTAATGAGCTGATTAATAAAACTAAGAAATTTGATTTGGATGATAAGCCAGTAATGGATGTGATAACACATGCTAACGCAACTATATTGATGTATTCAAATCTTATAACGCTATTATCGGAATAGCTCAAAAAACGAGGATGCCTTAGGGTGTCCTTTTTTAATACAAACAAGAAAGACAAGAGAGGTGGTGTTGTTGAGCCATGAATTAAAAATATATGAATTAGCAGAAACAGACTACATGAACGGTCTTAAATATAAAGAGATTGCAGAAAAATACAACGTCACAATTAACACCGTTAAGAGCTGGAAGACCAGGTATGGTTGGAATAGAAAAGGCAAAAAAAGTGTGCACACAAAACAAGAAAAAGTGTGCACACAAAAAGAAATGCTAGAGGAGAGCGTTGAAAAGGTAAATGAGCAGGATGAACTGACTGATAAGCAGAAGTTGTTCTGTGTATATTACATTCGCTCTTTTAACGCGACAAAGGCATATCAGAAAGCATACGGTTGCAAATATGAAACTGCTCAAGTAAAAGGTAGCATACTACTCAGAAAGAAAAAGATTAAAGATTTAATATCAGAGCTGCGTCAAAGCAGACTTAATCGTGAGATTCTGACAGAGGAAGACATATTCCAGAGATACATGGACATAGCTTTTGCAGATATGACAGATTATTTCAGTTTTGATAGCACACACATTGTTGCAAATAACTCTGATGAAGTTGATGGCAGCCTTATCGACGAGATACGAATTTTTGACGGCAGAGTGTCAGCAATAAAACTTCCGGATAGAATGAAAGCTCTACAATGGCTGTCTGAACATATGAACATAGCTACTGATGAACAGAAACTGCGTATCAAACAGATGCAGGTTGATATTGACAGAAAGACTGGTCACGGAAATGATGATGAGTTGACCAAAGTTGATGAGCTATTAAATCAATTAAAAATGAATGCAGTTAATATGCAGGGTAAAAAGCAGGCAGGTGATGAGTAATGCTGTTAAGTCCAAAGCAGAATGAATTCATAGCTAATGCTCATCACAGATACAATATCAAAGTCGGAGCTACTCGTTCCGGCAAGTCGTATATGGATATCTTCTGGACTATTCCATTCAGAATCAGAGAACGTGTAGGGTTGGATGGTCTCAATGCCATTATTGGAGTTTCAAAAGGGACTATTGAGCGTAATGTCCTACAGCCAATGCGTGAGATATATGGATCTGATCTTGTTGGAGAGATAGGCTCTGATAACATAGTTGAACTGTTTGGAGATAAAGCATATTGTCTGGGAGCTGAAAAGATTAGTCAGGTTGCAAAGCTTAGAGGGGCATCCCTCAAGTATGTTTACGGTGATGAGATAGCTGAGTGGAACAAGGAAGTGTTTGAGCTTCTTAAATCTCGTTTGGATAAGCCGTACAGCTGCTTTGATGGCGCGTGTAATCCTGATAATCCTAATCATTGGTTTAAAAAATTCATTGATTCGGATGTTGATATATATCTTCAAAATTATACTATTTTTGACAATCCGTTTTTGCCGGAAGATTTCGTTAAGAATCTGTGCAAAGAGTACTTCGGGTCTGTTTATTATGACAGATACATCAGAGGCTTATGGGTTGCTGCAGAAGGTGCGGTTTACAAATTATTTAATGATGCGCTTGCGAAGACTGTGAATCCATTCAAGCTTGAAGTTAAAGCACAAAACATAATGGCGATAAATGTAGGAGTCGACTTTGGTGGTTCCGGATCAGGTCATGCTTTTGTAGCTACAGGATATACAAGAGGTTTCAATGAGATTATAGCTCTGGCATCTGAAAGAATAGACTGTAGCAACAATGATATCGATCCTGAAAAGTTAGGACAAATGTTTGTCGATTTTATTCTCAAAGTGCTAAATATATATGGATTTGTAACTTGTGTGTATTGCGATTCTGCAGAGCAGACATTAATTGCCGGCTTAAGGTCAACCGCAAGAAAGAGTGGATTAGGCTGGCTTAGAATTGAAAATGCTTTAAAAACAACCATAAATGACCGAATCAGATTCGTACAGCGAATGATGGGGCAGAACAGATTCAGATATATGTCAGAAATGTGTGATTCATTAGAATTAGCTATGTCAGGAGCCTTGTGGAATCCTAAGAACCTAACTAAAGATGAGAGATTAGATGATGGCACGAGTGACATAGACACGCTTGATGCCTTTGAATATACATTTGAAAGAGATATGAGTCAGTTCATAAGAAACGAATAGAGGTGAGATAGAAAAGATGAAATATTCAAATATGGTAGCTCAACTTCCAAGAGCAATTAATGCAAGAACTGAAGAGCCAATAAGCCTTATACATTTAAGTGAGATGGCAAGATACATAGAGCTATGGGATTCAATGTACAGAAATGAAGCTCCATGGCTGACTAAGGATGTATCAAGCTGCAACTTACCTGCAAGTGTAGCATCTGAGGTGTCTCGATTAGTTACTTTGGAATTGCAGTCGGAAGTAACAGGAAGTCAGAGAGCAGACTATCTCAATACTCAGTATCAGAAAGTTAGAAAGTCATTAAGAAAATATGTTGAATATGGATGCGCAAAGGGAAGCTTAGTCTTTAAGCCATACGTCACAGACAAAGGAATAGCTGTGCAGTACGTTCAGGCAGATGGTTTCTTTCCGGTTGCATTTGATGATTCTGACAATATGACTGACTGCATCTTTACAGAACAGTTCAGGGAAAACAAGAGAGTCTACACAAGAGTTGAGCGCCACAGATTATCAGGAGATATCTTGACGATAACCAATATGGCCTTTGTTAGCTCAAATACAACTACTCTTGGAAGTGGTATTCCTCTCAATATGGTCCCTAAATGGAGCGAGTTAAGCGAGGAAATGAAGTTTAGTGGTGTTGAGAAGCTGCCTATAGGTTTCTTTAAGATGCCATTAGCAAATACGGTAGAAGCAGAATCGCCATTAGGTGTATCTGTATATTCCAGAGCTGTTGATACGATTAAGAAAGCAGACGAGAGATATTCGCAGATTGATTGGGAATATGTATCAAAAGAAGCTGCAGTACATATTGCTACATCAATGCTTAAATACAACAAGAATACAGATAAATTTGAGTATCCCGGTGGCAAGAACAGATTGTATCGCAACCTTGAATACAACATTGGAGCAACAGACAAGCCATTATTGGATGTGTATTCTCCGGACATAAGAGACCAGAGTTTGTACAACGGATTCAACAATCAGCTTAAATTGGTTGAATTCAATTGCCATTTAGCTTATGGTACTCTTTCAGATCCGAACAATGTTGATAAAACGGCAGAGGAAATTAAGACAAGCAAGCAGCGGTCTTATACAATGGTTTCTGATACACAGATGGCGCTGCAGACTGCGTTAGAAGATTTGGTTGATGCAATGAACTTCTGGGCAAGCATCTATCAGTTAACTCCGGAAGGCGCAATCAATGTTGGATTTGTTTGGGATGATAGCATTATTGTTGATGCCGAAAAAGAAAGACAGACTGACAGAGCAGATGTTGCAATGGGAGCTATGTCAGTTGTTGAATACAGGGCCAAGTGGTATGGAGAGCCTGAAGAGGTTGCAAGGCAGAAGATAGAAGGTGTCCAAGTGGACGAAGGGGTTGATGAATAATCGTGTATAAGTCAGATGAACTTGAAACATTCCCTGCTCAGGTTGAAAAGATATTTAACGCACTCTCAAATGATGTGATGAGTGACGTCATTGAAAGAATCAGAGAGAATGACGAAATAACGAGAACAGGTGACTGGAGATTATACAGACTCCATCAGATGGGTGCTAACATGGATACAATTGCAGCTGATATTCAGACTGCTTTAGATTTGGCAGATGAAGATATGAAGAGATTGTATTCAGATGTTCTTAAAGAGGGATATGCAAGAAATGAGCAAATGTACAAGGCAATGAATAAGCCATTTATCCCTTACGAGAAGAACGAACAGCTTCAGCAGTTAATTGGTGCAGTTAAATCTCAAACAGGTAATGAATTTAGAAATATTACCGGTACAATGGGATTCACTGTAAAGAACGTTGCTGGAACATCTGAATTTGTTTCTACGAATGAATACATCCAAAAGGTACTGGATGAAGCAGCAATGCATGTCTTAAACGGCACCTACGATTATAACTCAATGATTAAAAGAGTTGTCGACGAAATGACAAAAAGTGGGGTCAGAACAATTGAATATTCTTCCGGTTATTCAACCAGGATTGATGTGGCTGCACGAAGAGCAATCGTTACAGGCCTCAATCAGGTTACATCAAGGATATCCGAAGATAACATGGAAAAATTGGATACACAGTTCGTTGAAACGAGTTGGCACAGTACAGCACGACCAAGTCATCAGATATGGCAAGGCCGTGTTTTTTATTGGAATAAATCAAACGTAAACGAAGAGATTACCATTGATGGTATACATTATAAGGCTTTCATAAAAGAAACAGGATATGGGACAGTTGAGGGGCTTTGTGGAGCAAATTGTTATCATACATTCTATCCGTTTATTCCTGGAGTGTCTGTTAGAAATTATACTGACGAAGAGCTAGATCAGATGAATGCAGCTGAGAATGAAGTCAAAGAATACAATGGCAAGGAATACACCAAGTATGAAGCAACTCAGGAGCAGAGAAGACTCGAGAGAACTCTTCGAAAGTTAAGACAGGATATTGACCTGATGGAGAAAGCAGGACTTACTGATGAGGACGAAGAACTTGTCGGAAAGAAATGTAAGTATCAGACCTATATGAGAAGATATAAGGATTTCTCTAAAGAGATGGGGCTAAAAGAACATTGGGAGAGAATAACTGTTGATGGAATGAATCAAATGTCGAAAAATGAGGCGGCTCATTCAATACATAGTGATGAAAAAGTATTTTATGATGAAAATAATGATTATACTATTAGTATTGAGAGCTTAAGTGATGATGTAAATGAGGGATTATCATTAGCTGCAGAAAGTGTTGCAAAGCTTGGAAGCGAAGATGGTTATGAGCATATGTATCTTGTGAATGCAAGCACAGGAACATTAGATTTATATGAGTGTGACGAACTTGAAGATAGCGTGGGGCATAAATACAATGAATATGCAAAAGACCATATTGACGAACAGTTCTATTTTGTACATAATCATAATGTGGTTAGTAGCTTATCACTTCCAGATGTTGAAATACCTGCAAAAAATGAGAATATAATAGGAATAATAGCTGTCCAAAATAACGCAATAACGTATTTTGCAGAAAGAACATCTTTTGATCCTAATTATAAATTTCCAGATTTCTATTTTGAAAAAGATGAAGATTTAATTGAATTAAATAGAAAGGTTCGGGAAGGAGAAATTATGATGAGTGAAAGAACTCGATTACGAGAAGAATTGTTAATCAATAAAGTGTTAGAGAGATTCTATGAAAAAGGAGAACGTATATTAGATGGAAGGCAATAATGCATGGGCAAATTTGAGCGTAAGAGAGAGACCTTTTTGGCGGGAAGGAATGTCTGCGGAAGAATATGAACTTGAGAGGGCATATTATTATAGATTTTCAAATGATGGCAAAAAAAATGCTGATGATTATCTCCCTATTTGGAAACAAGGTAAGAGATTTAAATGTAATTTAAATGATTGTAATGAAGTGTTAGATCTTGCAGAAAAAATTATAAAAATGCCGAAAGAGGAAGTTGACAGATATATTGAAGAAAAGAATTAGATATCAATAAAACGAACAAATGTTCGGAAAAAGTGATTGACATTTGATGCAATTATGATAATATTTAACTAGAAATATAACTATGAACATATACTAGCAATAGATTAAGGAGGTGTTATCATGATTACAGCATTAAATGTAGCAAATACTATTTTGGAATTATCTTTTGAAGAGAATATAGATGTGACACCTATGAAATTACAAAAGTTGGTATATATCGTTTATAAAGAATACTTACAGCGGACAGGAAAATCCTTGTTTAGTGAGCGATTTGAACCATGG